CCCATAACCTCGAAGATATCCTTGTCATCTATTTGGCCCAGCGTAAGAGCTTCACCTAATGAAGCAGTAACACTCTTTGCCGCTATGCCTGGATTCTCCAGAATCATCGCACCCATATCAGCCGCATCCTCGTACTGTTGCATGGACTGATCGTATTTGATCTCGGAGTTTACGAGATCCAGGATATCTGAGTCATCCAACATTCCGACCATGTCTTTAGCACCCACCTCTAAGGCATTTGCCAGGTAGTTAGCTCCTCGACCTAAAAATTGTGAGGTACTAAATCCACGAACTCCTCCTTCTGCCAGTCCTGAAACTGTTGCCTTTTCTGCATAATCCAAGGCGGCGGCTTTTACCCGGCCTCTTGCTCCTTTATTATTTGCGTAAAAGGGCATACCACTTTGTTTCAACGCTTCGGCCACCATGTCCGGCAAGTCCGATAACTCTTCAGTGTTATCTAAGAGTCCATATAGTAACTTACCTGCCTCTTTGAATTGTTCCGCGTTTTCAGTCTTTTTGTAGTCTATCGCTTGATCGGGGAGTTTTATTAATTTCCCAACTGGTCCACCTGTTACCCCTAAAGGATCAAAGGCAACTAATGGGCTGATGTTTTTAAGTGCTGGGCTGATGTTTCCACCAGTAGCTAAATTTACACCCTGCAAAAAACGAACGCCTGCATCCTTCACCAACTCTCCGAGTCCCTCCAAAACCTTGGACTCTCGACCCTGCATATTTTGATTCTCCTCAAAAAATCCATTCTTCCATGCAGATACCTTTTCCTCGTCTGTTAATTGAGATATACCATAGGGCCGAACAATCTGTTTAGCGACAAACCAAAGATCCTCTTCGGTGGGTTGTTTGCCGTCTGGCCCTTCTAGTGAATAACCATTTAATTGGGGTAACCGAGGGTGAGAGATTTTAAATTTAGCCATTTTTAATTATCACTAAGTACGAAACCTCCGGGCGTAGTTATATTTGTCTGATTATCGGGAGTCGGTTTGCTTGCCATAGGAACATTTTGATCCATCCAGGATATTGCTTCTTCTGTGGTATCAAATTTCAGACCCTGCTGATACGCTTTTACCTGTGCCATTGTAGCCTTGTAGTATTTCTGGTAATGATCTTTCACTCGCATCAAATTCTTCTTAAATTGTTCTGCACTCTGAGACTGCTCAAGCGATCCCAACGATGCGTTTAATTGGGACAACTCTCTTTCAGATACTTGCCCCAAAGCACCACCTGTGGGCGATCTATCCCTCATGTCCTGAAGTTTGTCAAAACCGATTGCGGAATAAATAGTTTTAATTGAGTTTTTCAAATCAGCCGAAGGTGTTCCTGGAATATCTTTTAACGCATTCCCCCAAAACCCAGTAACCGGTAGTTTACTATTATTTAAAATGTTCTCTGCATCCGATATCGCGTTTAAAGTAGATTCAGTATATGCGAGATTTGTGGTAGGTTCAGGGTTTGTTTTTTGCTTTAATTCTAGTGCCTTCTTTTGATTGGATAAGTTTACTGCTCGAAGATCAGCTTCTTCTTTTAGACTCATCGGCTTCGGCTGATTTCCTTCAATTTGTTGATCTATTTGTTGGCCCATAGTTATAGCCTTATCAATCGGTTGACCCTGTTCTATAGCTCTTCGTATAAACGCTTTTGCTTCTTCAGACACTACAAGCTGCTCCGCTAGTGATGGACCAGGAAATGGACTAGGGATGCCATCCTGATCGACTTGATAGGTAGGATCTCCCATGAAATTGTAAAAATTTTCAGTGTCTTTCCGGTTCTGCTCTGCCTGTAATCGATCAGCTTGAGTTTTTTGCATAGCTTGATTCATCATGGCCACCTGTTGGTCGCTAACTTCAGCGTCTTTGTTAAATTTCTTCACTTCCAGATTAAATCTATCCAGGTTTTGCTTAGCCTGCGTGACTTCAGGATTTTTAGCCATAGCATTGACTAACTCAGGTGGAGCATCAGGGAATAACATAGTTAAACCTTGAACCATTTCTTGCTTCTTTTTTTTCTTCTCCTGCCCCTGGAAGAAACCAATCGCCGCTTTCTCTATAGCCTGCCCAAATGCTTGGTTCGCTTGAGCCTGTGCCGCCCCTGCCTTCTGAAACGCCGAGAAGTCCATTCTCCCCAGCCCTGCCTGTACTGTATCGCCTATCGCCATTAGTTCCCCCTCCCAGCTAAGTATCCTCCGCCGATTGTTCCTAATGCTCCAAATATACCCTGTGCCATACCGCTTGCCGCTTGTTCGCGAGCCGCATAAGTGTTTGCCAGGTAATTCGCCTGGTTTGCATTCTGCTGTAAGCCGATGTTTACACCAGCATCAGGATTGATTCGAGTGACTGATTCCTGTGGCATCCCGAACATGGCCGCCCTTTCACCATAACCTTGCTGGGTGTAATTACTGCCACCTCTGAGCATAGCCATTGGATCGACTGATGTTCGCTTGTTTAGATTAGATGCATACCCACCAAACTTCATCGCATCTTCTCGATTTTCGCCTATAATTTTTCTTAAGTAGTCTTCCCGGCTCATCGCCTCGGCCGCAATCGCCGCATTATCCATTCCCCGGCCTCGCGCCACCAATCCCTCTCGAGCTGATTGAGTTGCCCGCCTTCTCATTTCAGGAGACAGGTCTGTTATCTGTGACTCGCGAAATGCCTGATCAGCCATTTCGTTGGCCTGCTGGAGCCGGGCCTGCATGAGTGGGTCGGCTGATCGATATGCCTGGGTAAAATCAGCACCCATCCGGTTAAGCATGGATATATCGGTTTCAGCCTGACGCTCTGCCATCCTACCACCAAAGTCCTGTGCCCGCCTCGCCGAAAATTCGGCCATATCTGCCATCGGGTCCATAGCCCGCTGGGCAAGATTTATTTGATGATCCTGATACTGGGGGTCATACTTTTGGCGTACCTGTAACATTTGATCCTGTAGCCTAGGATCAGCCATGGCACTTACATAATCACGGGCAGATTTTCCGACATTAAAGGTTGGCATGGGAGGTGGTGCTTTACCTCCCCCAAAAAGTTTTTGTAAGAAGTAGGATGGAACCCCTGAACTATTTACCGGTTCACCTGCTCCGCCTGCATCTTTTAACATCTGAGCCTCATCTGCATTAATGTACGCTAGGGACTCCCCTGCTGGTGCTTCTGCATTAAGTATGGCGGCGGCCTGACGAAGTGGGTCTTCAGAAGGGTTAGGAATATTAACCTGTTCTTGAGGTTTATATAATTTATCTAAAATATCCATTTCGATTTCCTATGTTTTGATAATGTAATTTAAAATGATCGTAGGCTGGACATTGTTATGTGCTTGGTCGTTACCTGTACTGGAAGTTTGGGTGGAGGGGGATTGGTTGCCCCCAACTGGATTTGCCCCACCTACTCCCAAATTCAAATTAGTTCGAGTATAAGTATGACTATGACTAGGCATTTCAGATTCTGTAAGGGTATGCTCTTGTGCCCCGTTTGCACCTCTTCCTGTGTCACCAGGATTTCCATTATTGGCTCCTAAAGTTTGGCCGTCTAAGTTGGCGGCTGAAAGGCTAGTCAGTCGATCAGATCGCCCACCCTGGTCTACATCTAAACCTGCAATCACCCGACCCCGAATATCGGGGGCATTAAAGGTAGTAGTTGCTCCTGATTGGTCTGTTGTCCCTGGATTGTAGGCTGTTCCCCCATAGGTATTACTAATCACTGCATGAAGGTCGCGATAGTCGAAAGTGTTTAAAGACCTACCATCGCAGATTAAATAATCAGGGATAGGTGAAGTCGCACCTGGAGCATTAGCACCGGCGTAAGGTAGTATCGTTCCTGTAGGCATAAGGACACTAATCGCAGTGGCATCAAGCTTGTCCGAAGTGACTGCGCCATCTTTAATATGATCTGTGCCAACTGCTCGGTTGGTATCGGTAGTCGCATCTGACTTTAGTTCGACTGCACCAATGCCATTTTCCGGAACTTTTAAATACCCGCCCGTAGCGTCTACCTGTATGGTGGTGTCATCCGCTGTATTGTTTGACCCTGTGATAAACTGAGCCTGGTTCGCGATATTCATTAGCTTGCTCGCGGTTACTTGATTGCCTGATGCGAAGGTTTGCCCTGAAGTTAATATAGCCATGATTATTTTCCTATGAAATAGATGTGGTGGATCGGTCTGAAATTCTAGCATCTACCCTGACCGCACGAAGGTTTGGCCTTCCTGTTGTCGGTTTAAAATCTGCCTGAACGCCAAACCCTTTTTTATTAATTCGAAGGCGAAGAGATGCATCCTCGCCACTTAGTAAATTATTACCGAGTACAGATGATATGGAAGTTGATGTGGTTACACTGTCCGGGTCTTCTGTTATAAATTCAATACTCCCATCACTAGATATATCTTTGTGGCTTTTGAGATGGAATTCACCCCGACTAAATGTTTTACGATCTAATTGGTCCGCATCGTATTGGCGAGTAATCACCTGACTGATCACATCCAGACTTTTACTATCTGAAGATCCTGCGGTTAAGCTTACAACATCGCCACCATCTCGAGCGTCTACTTTATGGAGGCCACCTTCTTCGGTGGTGAGGTAAAGAGCATTTTGGGCACCTTCTCGACCCACCAATAACTCACGGATCGCAAAGTCCTCTGAGTCTACCGAGTCAATGCTTTCGAAACCTTGGTTTATAAAATTATACACGATTAATGTATTAAGCCTTGTCGCGTTTCCTGCACCAGGTGTAGAGTCCAATGGTACTGCCAGCCAATATCTGTTATTAAAATACACTCCGCATGAGAGGTGGGCGTAGTCCTGATTTATGCGATCTATGTAGGGCTGTATAGTTTCGGATATGGGTATGCCTGTTCCTCGTAAGTTATACTCATCTAAAAATTCCACAGAATAAATTCCCTGGTCGGATAGGAATAAAATCTTATTCGCCACCTGGACGATTGATTTGCGGGCCGATGCACCAATTTCTGAGGTGACCACATTGGTTTTTACATCTGTAAGAGATCCACTGACACCTGTCAAAAGGTGGATGGATTTTCGGTTAAATGCAACAATGCTGTCTTGGGTAAATGGCTGGAGGCCGACCAGGTAATCGCTTTTACCGGAGGATACCCTGAATTGGTTGCCTATTCGATCAAATGTGTTCTCGTCTAAGATATCTGAAGCCGCTATTTCATCGCGTATATTCCTATCCTGTGGGGCTGTTGCACTGGTGTACCAGTAAGGAACCCACAGCCTACGCTGGTGAAACTCGCCCCAGGGGGCGGCTGGCATATGAATAAACCCTTTGCCGATTGCCAGTTGCTTGGATACGGTTAAAGACCTACCTGTAAAATTATCTACACCTAAATTAAAGGTAAATTGATCGTAAGGTAAATCTGAGGTTGGCGTATATGAAGATGATGCACTCACAGAAGTTACTATTACCTCTTTCCCTATATATAAATCTGCAGGAGCCGTAGCACTTCGAATAACCAATTCATTGCCTGTGTATAAATTATGTCCAGACGCGATATTCATAGTAACTACACCATCTACTGCTTCAACGCTGGTATCGGTTAAATAGACCGGTGCAGTATAATTTCCATTGGTGACTCTTGTGAAATCATCAAAATATTCCGCCTGCGCACCCGATACATTAAAGGCCGTAATTGTCTGAGATGTTGCCATTTCCACAGTAAAACTTGTAGTGGTGGGAGTGGACTTAATTTCGTAGCAATTATTAGGATTATTAATCCATCCACCCAATCCAGTAAGGGTGACAAAATCCCCAGCACTTTTATTGTGGGCTGCTGTTGTGTTAACCGTAATAACCTGACCCGATTGGCTGGCACTAGATATAGCGATATAATTTATCGCTGGGGCGGCAAACAATGTTGTTTTCTTGGTTCGGAAAATAAACATTTTATCGAAACCCTGAGACATATCTACCGGACCATCTACAGTTTCACCACCACCCTCGTAACGACATTTAAAAAGAGCAGAGTCTGATAATCTTACGATGACTGCCACATTATTAGTGGCGGAAAATATGTAATCCTCAGAGTTGGATGAAGCATCAGAATAAACAGCCGAACCATAAACCGCATTTACACCACTATCATTAAGAATAAAATTTAGAGTCGTGCCGATAGCATCATCCGCAGAGCATACCGAAGTATTAGGCTGAGATTCATCCTGTAAAGTAAATGCCTGAACATCAGAACCTGCATTTGCGAAAGTTAGGGTCTTAGTCGTAAAATTAACTGTGCTTAAAGTATGAGTTCCATCTACGGAAGGATCTACATCATCGATGGTAATATTATCGCCAGGTATAAAACTTAAACTGGGAGTGTCATTGAGAACAATAGTAGTGATTCCCTGTGATCGCGATGCTGACAAAATAATATATGGCACTCTAATACTGGCCTCACCGGTAGTGATTGATCCGAACAAAGTGGATAGACCTTTCCGAGGTTGCCATGTGCCATCTTCATTCATCCGGCCATTCTTAGACAGAGCGACCTCCCCGGGCTTCAACTGGTTTGGCCTCAGACGCGCATTCATCCGCAGAAAGAA